CTCTTTGGGATTATAAATAACGTTTCGAGCATTCTCACATGTCGAAGCCTGCCCCGTAGGTTGTAGCGTTGGGGAGGTGGCTCCTTCGGTAAAATAATCTTTACCAACAGTTTCACGGCCCACAGCCACGACGACTGTTGCATTAGACGAACTCAAACTATAATATTCATTATCTTTTAATAATATTTCTTTTGTACCTGTTTCCGTTTGTTTACTAAATCTAGTAAAATTAACATTTATGAGGCCCGATACTAATCTAAAAAGTTCAGATGAGACATATGAAGGTTGTAAAGTCCCGCCTAAACTTTCTGTATTCATAATGGTAAGAAGGGCATTCGATACAGCAGATTGCATAGTAACTGGATTACTGCCACTTGCGGCCACTATTGACACAGCCACAAATAATGGGACTTCGATAGCGGCTTTCACCAATATGTCAGTATTAATAATGCGCTCGCTTTCTATAGTTTTAGTTAAGTCTCCAACCGATTTATTATAAAAGTATGTTGTTAAAATGCGCTCACCGGGTTTTGGAGAGGAATATGTATAATTTACTTTATAGCGCGTGGAGGAAATTGGAGAAGACACTAAGCTTACAGTTACACCAGTAAATAAAGAATAATTATCTGTGGATACTGCAATATTATCTATTGTGGCAAATCTCTTATATGTATATTGAGCATTGTTGGAGCCACTAATCGCTCCAGCAAAAATCAATCTATCATAGTTACCAATATTAGCTAAACCAGAATTAGGATTAACATACATTGGATTATTCACATTTCTTATTGTGTCTTCAGTGAGCCCTTCCGTTGTTCCTAACACATAATATGTTCTAATCGTACCGGTCTCATCAGCGTGGCGTGTAGTGTTGGATGTGGATGAAACTGGATGTCGCACTTCCCAAAGGAATGATAAATATATATCATCTCCTGGGCGTGGTTGTGTTATATCTGTAGTTGAAATTAATAACTGTAGGCCATTGCTAGTTGTTGAATATGATACAATTTTATTTTCCTGAATAGTGTCATTACTATACATTACAACTGGTTCTGGATAAGTGAAGGTGCCATTTAGCGACAAAGGATTTGTTTCAGGATAGACACGCCCAATAGTATCTCCCCTACGAGCCAATGATACATATGACGTCACCACATCTCTTTCATATACGCCGCCAATAATTCCAGAAGCATCAGTGGGCGGAATTACTCTAAAAACATAAGCCGCTCCAGTGTCATCGAGAGAAATATTTGATGTCACGCGCTGATATTGATTCATTACCGTAGTAATACTAATTCCCTGAACAACGGCAATACGTTTACCCGTACCACGAGCAGAAACGGTTAAATTTATTTCATTGGGCACTGTAATGGAACCAGTAACACCACTTATGTTGATAGTATCTGATAAAACCACACCATTGATAATGTCATCTTTACCAACTTGCAATAAAGGTGCAGATGAATCTGTCCAATAAATCATATTATCAATTAATGAATAATCAAAAGACGGATCAAAATATTTATCCCAAGTATATGAAATTAAAACAGTGGCATCTGTGGTAGGTAAGGCTCTACCAGAAATCTTAATTTTACCGCTTGAATCATAGCTTTCAATAATATATCTTTCACCAGTATCATAATTCTCCACCGCACTAACTGATGACACCGGAATATGTCTAGTATACACAGTGGCCACTAATGTTCCATTTTCATTTACAATGGAAGAAGATACAATCGCTGGCTCTTGATTAACCGGTAATTGTGAATGAATATCATCAATAGATGTCAAATCGGTATATTGAGTGAAATCATAAGAAGAGTCACGAGTTCTTGTAACGTCTTCAGCTATAATACTTTTTTCTTGTTTGAGCCATCTAATTCTATCAAAACCAAAACTACTATTAGCAAAGGCGGATGGAGAATCACTATCAGCATCTTTAATAAGTGTGTAATTGACATCCTTTTCAAACGCTCCAGACTGAGAACCAACAACGCTAACTAAGTCGGCTATGGGCGCTTGCACATATAATTGTGGGTCTGAAGCTAATAACTTTCTATTGCTGGCATCTAACTCTCTTAGTAATCCAGAAAATCTATCAATATAGGAAGAACGACCCAACACATAATCATTAGAAGAATCTGTAATAGGCACGCCCGCTACGGGACTAAATATGAAATTTTCTTCTCCACGTTCTAGTTTTCGACCTGCGATATAAACATCCAACATACCACCAGAACCTGGAACAAGAACTGTTTCGCCGTCGGAAACCGTACCATCTCGGACCATTAATGGGTGGCCTGGTCCAATAATAGCAACGTCGCTCACTGTTGGTTGGGACATGAAAAATGATTTCAATCCAAACATAGTGGTTAAATTACTACCAGCAAATACTAATAATAATCTTTTTCTGAAATTATCATCTGACTCTAAATCTTCTCCACCAGAAGTGGTTTCAAAGTTAATAACATTATTGACGGCTGCTATTGCGTGTTTCCGAATAGAGCCCTTTGCAACATTGGATGTGGATCCCTGATTAACTGCCGTAACCGACACAGCAATTGCATATGTATCGTAAATACCATTGGCATCTAGAAAACTACGATATTGATTTGCTGTTGCTCGATAAATCTCTCTATTGGCACCAGAAATAACCACATCACCCACAATTCTAAAAGAGACTGGAGCATTAGTGGCAATAGAACTGGAAGAGGTATATACCAATGATCCAGAACGCACTATTATGCGCTCATCAGGGGATAACAATGAACGAGTTAATAACACCACACCACCAGCGGTTTGTGCTTGTTTTCTTTGCATGGAATAATTAGAAGCAAGTTTATCTAAATCAGAACCAAATACTGTTTTTACTGACTGCAGATTTTGCATATTTTTGACTTCAGCATATAAACCAGAAAGCTCATCGGCATAAGAATCTAATAATTCCTTAATAACCGAGCCGTCAGTTAAATCTGCTCCCTGAATGCGACTACGGAGCTTATCTTTTAAATCAGCCACTATCTGCTGATAATTTTTAATCATTAGAACCCACCTCGCTCGGTTACCACACCACCGGTTACCTGTACTATAGCTCCAGGGGAAATGGTAAAGGTTTTAGCTACAACGTCCCCACTACCAGCTCTAATAGCAATACCTACATTAATTTGTCTAGGATCAGATAAAGATTTTTCAGCCATAACACTTAAAATTTCTCGTATCTCTTCTCCGGGACTCACATATTGATATCTAGCCTGTGTGGACTGTTGAGCCATTAAAAACTCTAAAGCTTCTTTCACAGAATCTTCAATTTTTGTGATAAAAATAAAATCTGGCATAAGGGGGCGAGCAATAATGCCACCAAGATTGGTTCCATAATATGGACGAAGCCTAACTTCTCCAAGCGGGGTTAAGAGAATTCTAACGAGGGACTGAACTAGCTTATCCTCATTAGTTACCGTCTCCACCTTGCTATTTTGAAAAGATATGTCTCCGTTTTCGATTCGAAGGTCAAAAGACACGTAAATCCCTCCAGATTATCAGCTTTTATTAATAGGTATTATCCTTTAGATAAGTTTTTAGCTAATTCTCTAATTTTCTTAGAAATATCAGTATTTAACTCGTATTTAATACCACTAGCTCCGCGACCAGGTGCCACTGCATCAACCCAACAATAATCGTCTGGTCCTTTATTTGTATTATTTGGATTAGTGAAACCTAAGGCACAGGAGGGCGGTTTTGCTTTAGCTAATTTAGCACGCTCAGCTTGGACTTCATCTCTCGTCGTAAGCATCGTATCAACGTGCTTTACTATTACATAACCCTTTCCCCTTTCTATAACCTGATTAGTAATTTCTTCTTTAAGTTGTGATGCTTGATTTTTTTGTTCTTGAGATGAATCTGTCCCACTGATTATTCTACTCAAAGAAGCAGTTACATTATTATATTTAGTATAGTTACCACTTTCCCAATCAGATTTAGCTTGATTATAAATTGTGTCCCATGCAGCGGATGGATGTGATTCTGGTTGGAGAGGGGGTGAGGGGGCTTTTGTATTATCCCTAGATGGAGAATAACTACCGGCCCCATTGTAATGCCTACACTCTGAGCATGTACCTTTCATGGTTTTTAAACAAGAAGCAAAATAAGATACAACCATTCGCATAGT